TCTGAAAATAACAGAGAGGCAACCTGGGACTGGTATACCTCTACTGCTTATACAAGGCTTTCCCCTGGTGGAGGCATATTAGTTATTTTAACTAGATGGCACGATGATGATCTAGCAGGCAGGCTGTTGCAAGCAACCGAAGGTGGCGCAGACGAATGGGAAGTAGTTAAATATCCAGCAATAGCAGAAGAAGATGAAGAATTTAGAAAAACAGGCGAACCCCTGCATCCTGAACGGTATAACGTAGAATCTTTAGAAATGATCCAACGAGCCATTGGGCCCAGGGACTGGACCGCGTTGTACCAACAAAACCCCGTATCAGATGACGGTGATTATTTTACCAGAGAGATGATTCAGTATTATGAACCTGACGAAATCGATTACGACAAAATGCGTTACTACTGCGCGTGGGATTTGGCCATAGGACAAAGAGATAGAAATGATTATTCTGTAGGTATTATGGTTGGGATTGATGAGTATGATAATATGTACGTAGTTGATATGATCCGCGGTAAATACGACGGATTTGAGTTAGTGGAAAAAATATTAGATTTCTATGAAATGTGGAGACCTGGTATAGTAGGAATAGAACGTGGCCATATAGAAATGGCTATTGGCCCCTTTCTACAAAAACGTGTAGCAGAACGTAAATTACATTCTGCATATTTTAAAGATTTAAAAGTAGGACGACGTGATAAAGAAGCTAGAGCTAGAGCTATTCAAGGTAGGATGCAACAAGGTAGGGTTTTTGTACCACAGGACGCAGTTTGGACCGGGCCTTTGGTGGCTGAACTTTTGCGTTTTCCTAACGGCGTGCATGATGACCAGGTTGATGCTTTGGCCTGGGTTGGTTTGATGATGACAGAATACGCAAGTTTTTATGAAGCACCAGAACATATACCTTCTTGGCGAGATAGGTTAGAATTGATGGCAAAAGGACCGAAAAAGAAATCGGCAATGAGCGCATAATATGGCATACAGTAAAAAACCAAGTAAAAAGATAAAAGACGCAGCCGAACTAGAGCTAGCAAAAAGTCAATGGGATGCGTACACACGTGCGCGAGATCATGGACATGACGAGTACATTCAGATAGCAAAAAAATGCGACGCTTATTATAGAGGCGATCAGTGGGACGATTTTGATATGCAGTCTCTAGATGACCAAGGCCGACCTGCTCTGACTATAAATACAATATTACCTACCGTAAATGCAGTACTAGCAGAACAAAGTACAAAAAAAGCAGACATACAATTTAAGCCCAGGGGTGGAGGCAATCAAGATATTGCAGATGTTCTTACCCAAGTTTATGCGCAGATATCAGATAACAACAAATTAGATTGGGTAGAACAACAAGTTTTTTCTGATGGCCTTATACAAGACCGTGGCTATTTTGATGTTCGTATTGATTATGAAGATCATATACAAGGAGAGATTAGAGTTACGGCCAAAGACCCTCTTGATATTTTAATTGACCCAGATGCTAAACAATATGACCCACGAACTTGGAATGAAATATTTGAAACTAAATGGATGAGCATAGATGAGATAGAAGAAGTTTATGGTCAAGCCAAAGCAGACAAACTTAGGTTTTTAGCAGAAACAGGCACAACGTTAGGTGCTGATTCTATGGAGTATGAGGAAGAAAGGTACGGAGATACTAACGAATATAATTACGGACAACAATATCCTGGAGATCCAGAGAACGCACGAATGCTTAGATCAATTAGGGTAATAGAAAGACAGTATTATAAATTAGACGATTGTACTTATTATGTAGACCCCGTTACGGGCGACAAACGAAAAGTACCGAATTCTTGGGGTAAAAAGAAAAGAGAAGCTTTTGCAGATCAGTTTGCTTTATCTATTATGACCAAAAAAATGCGACGAGTCCGTTGGACCGTGTCCGCGGATACCGTAGTGTTATTCGATGATTTTTCACCTTATGACCATTTTACAATCGTGCCTTATTTTCCATACTTTCGTAGAGGAAAACCGTTCGGTATGGTCCGAAATTTATTGTCACCTCAAGAACAATTAAACAAAATTACTTCTCAAGAACTACATATAGTAAACACAACTGCTAATAGTGGATGGATTGTAGAGTCTGGTTCTTTATCTGGCATGACAGCCGATGACCTAGAAGAACACGGCGCAGAAACTGGTTTAGTATTAGAATTTAACCGTGGTTCTACTCCTCCTGGAAAAATACCACCAAACCAAATACCTACAGGTTTAGATAGAATAGGACAAAAAGCAGCAGCTAATATAAAACAAATTAGTGGTATTACAGAAGCCATGCTCGGTATGGATAGTCCAGAAGTTTCTGGTGTTGCTATTCAAGCAAAACAAAATAGAGGTTCTATGTTGTTACAAGTGCCTTTAGATAATCTTACAAAGACAAGACAATATCTAGCTGAGAAAGTTTTACAAATGGTACAAACTTATTACACAGAAGAAAGAATTATCCAAGTAACTGACGAGCAAGACCCTTTTAAACCAAGAAACAAAGTATCAGTTAATCAAATGACTCCAGAAGGTCAGATCATAAATGATCTTACTATAGGAGAATATGATGTAATTGTTGGTACTGCTCCTGCTAGAGATAACTTTGATGAAATGCAATTTGCTGAAGCAATTGAACTTAGAAATGTTGGAGTGCCTATACCAAACGATATGATAGTAGAGTATTCACACCTTGCGCGTAAGGCTGATATTGCAGAAAGAATTAGACAGCAAGAAGGAACTGCACCGCCAACAGAAGAGCAAATACAATTACAACAATTCCAAATGGAATCACAAATCAGAAGTACGCAGCTTGAGATTGCAAAACTAGAAGCAGAAGTAACTAGACTGCAAACTGAGTCTGCTCTGAATGTAGCGAAAGTAGAACAAGCTGAAGCTGATCCACAGTTGAAGGTTGCTGAATTACAAAGTAAACTACAAGCAAAACGTGAAGAGCTAGAACTACGTGAGAAGTTGTCGAGGATGACAAACGACATGCGTATGGTGCAAAGCGATACACAAGCCGCAGTTAAAATGGCTGCTGCTGCCGTAAAACCACAAGGAGGTAATAATGGCCAAAAATAAAAAAACTGAAACCCCGGAAGTAGTAGATGACAAAGTACTGTTTGACGCTATGCCAGGTGCAGATGCAAAAACTGAAGAAGATGCAAAAGGATTTGAAGTTGATATGAACTTCGATACCCCTGACGAAGAAGTAGAATTTCCCAAGGAGGACGAAATTGAAGAAGTCGAAGAACTTAAGGCTGAAGAAGAACCAGTTGAAGAGCTTGAAGAGGAAGCAGAAGAGGAAGTCCTTGAAGCTGCAGATGAAAGTGCAGAAGATTCAGGAGAAGAAACAGTATTGGCAGAAGATGGCGCAGATACACAACAATCTGAAGGAACAGTACCGGAAGCAGTTGCTGAGCCAAAAGAGCCAATGATTCCTAAGTCTAGGTTTGATGAAGTCCTAGCAAAACAAAAAGCACTAGCTAAAAAATTAGAAGAAGCTACTAATCCTATAGAGCCCATAGAAGGAGAACCTGAATATGACTTTGATGGAAAAGAAGCTGAGTATCAAGAATATGTTTTAAATGGTAGAACTACAGACGCTTCAAAATTGCGCGCAGAAATTAGAAATGCAGAACGTCAATCTATGATGTTTGAAGTTCAAAATAGAATGGGTAAAACAGTTGAACAAAGTACAGAGTTATCTGCACTACAGGCTAAAGCTGCACAGCTAGCTGAAAGTTTCCCTATTTTAAATGAAACACATGCTGACTTTGACGAAGTTAAAACACAAGAAGTTTTAGATTTAAGAGATGCGTTTGTAGTCCAAGGTTTTAGTGCAGCGGATGCTTTAGATAAAGCTGCAAAATACATAGTGGGCACTCCTGCACCAGCACCAAAAGTTAATACAGTACAACAAAAAATAGTAGAGAAAAAGAAAGTAGCAAACACACAAAAGAAAATGGAAGCTGCTGAATCTCAACCGCCTTCTATGAAAGGTAAAACTAAAATAGAGAAAAAATTAGATATCAACACTTTATCCGTTGATGAATTTGATGCGTTACCAGCAGAAACTTTACGTAGAATGCGTGGTGATTTCGGATAAATAGTGGTATATTGAAAATAAGTTCGCACGTAAGAGCGATATCTTACCAGGGTCGTTCCTGTAAAACATACGTTATTCGCCCATCAAGGCGTTAAGCTGGTCGGGGTCGTGCCCGCAAACAACGAGAGCGTTTCCCCTACGATAGTGGGTATACGGATAAATAGTCGCTCCAATAAGTCGACTGGTTAATAAACTTTAATGATAGGAGACTTATCATGGCAAATACAAACTTTGCTGCGTTGACCAGTGAACAATTAACGATCTGGTCTCGTGATTTCTGGCGTGTAGCTAGAAATATGTCTTTCATTAACCAATTCGCGGGTAGCGGATCTAACGCAATGGTTCAGACTATATCTGAACTTACTCAATCAGAAAAAGGAGCTAGAGCTGTATTAACACTTTTAGCCGATATGACTGGTGATGGTATTGTTGGAGACAACACTCTCGAAGGGAATGAAGAGGCACTAAGAGCTTTCGACATAGTCGTAGGACTCGATCAACTAAGATTTGCAAACAGACTGTCTGGTAGACTGGCTGATCAAAAATCAGTTGTGAACTTTAGGGAACATTCAAGAGACGCTCTTGCTTATGCAATGGCTGACAGAATGGACCAATTAGCGTTCCTTACTTTAAGTGGTATTGGATATAACTTGAAAAATAACGGTGCTTTAAGACCGCAAATGAATTCAGGTCAAAATCTAAACGACTTAGTGTTTGGTTCAGACGTAACCGCCCCAACTTCTAATAGACATAGAAGATTTGATGCTACTAATGGTATCGTAGCTGGTGATGTTACTGCAGTTGCTGCAGCTGACAAACTAAGCTATAGCGCCATTGTTGATCTAAAAGCTTATGCTAAAGATCAGTACATCAGAGGACTAAGAGGCGCAGGTAATGATGAAACATATCATTTATTTGTGACACCTCAAGTAATGGCTGACCTAAAACTTGATTCAGACTTCCTTGCTAACGTAAGACAAGCTGGAGTAAGAGGACCAGGTTCAAGCTTATTCTCAGGTTCTTCAAGTCTAATGGTAGACGGAATTATGGTTCACGAGTTCAGACATGTGTTCAACACTACTGGCGCAACATCAGGTACTTCAAGTAATGCTGGTTCTGCTGGTTATAAGTGGGGTGCAGATGCTGACGTAAATGGATCTTCATGTTTATTCTGTGGTGCTCAAGCATTAGCTATGGCTGATATTGGTGCTCCAGAGATAGTAGAAGATACATTCGACTACGGGAACCAGAACGGTATTTCAATTGGTAAAATATTTGGTCTTAAGAAGCCTAAGTATCATTCAGATGTCACAGGACAATCTGAAGACTTCGGTGTTGTTAGATTAGATGTCGCATACTAATTGTGGTATATTTTATGGGTGGCTTACTAAAGTCACCCATATTTAAGGAGTAAAATTATGTGGATAAAATCAAAAGAAGACATAACGGTGGCCTCTACTTGGGGTGCAAGCGTGCATCTAGTAGCACACGAGCCAAAACAAGTAGGTCATGATTTAGGACTACTTTGTTTACAAGCAGGTTGTGAAGAAGTAAAAGAAGGAGCAAAGGAAGCTCCGGTCGCTAAAGAACTAGTCGTCGAAGAAGAAGTTGTAGTCGAAGAAGAAGTTGTAGTTGAAGAAGAGTCAATAGATTTAGAGTCTATGACAAAAGTTGAACTAGAAGCTCACGGTCGTACTATAGGTATCGAACTCGATAGACGCAAAAAGAAATCAGATTTAATAGAGGAAATCAAAGCAGCGGAGTAATATATTATGGCAGGGACACTTACAGG